TGCTTCAGCAGATGTTTTTAACATATTGTATAATTCTTTTGTCATTTTAATAACGGTTTTATTTCTTTTTTATTTAATCCTCTGTTGGTTAATATACGATTAATTTCTGGGGTATCCAATATATTTATATATTCCTTTGCTTCTTTACTTGAACATTGAAAATAATCTTTAATATGGTTTGTTAAATCTTTACTAGGTTGTTTTACCTTAGACTTAATATACTTATTCCATTTATTATTTTTAGGAATAAATTCCTTATAAATAGAATATATCATTCTTTTTTCCTGAGGTGGGAAATCTTGAACATAATTAACTACTTCAATATAATCAGGATTCATTGATATAAACCTATGAACCATATAACTATTCCAAACCTCCCAGTCTTTATCTGTAAAAGAATCAACTGGGGGTTTGGTAGTATTAATTGCTTTTAACCAATCAAAAATATTTTTCAAATCTAATCCATTAAGTCATCAGCTAATTCCTCTCTTAATTCTTTTGGAACTGAAGATTTAAGAATTTTCTTAGTTGCTGGATCATAAAAGACAGGGATTGGAAGTAAGGCATCTTCATCTGTCCCCATTACAAATTTGGATACAGTTCTTAATACTACTCCTTGTTGAAAAACAACTCCCCCATCAAATGTTTTAACTGGGGATGTGTTTTTTAGATCAATTGGGGGTTGTTGTACTTGCTGTTGCATAATTATTTATTATTTATTAAGTTTTGAATTAACGACATTGTATTTATTTCCTTGTCGATTCGGAAATTTGCTTTATATTGATGTTCATTTATTAAAATAGCTGCTGTACCTTCTTTATTTTGTAAGTATTCAGAAGCACGTTCATATAATGCTTTAAATAATTCATCAAAATCATCTACATTAGCATCGGCTATAATTTGACGTATATCATTATAACAATCTATTCTATTATGTTTAGATCCCTCTGATAAAGCATTAATAACTTTATCTATATAATTTGATGATACTAGTACTGACTGATCTAGGCTAAGATATAAATCATTTGCTCCACCGTCTACAGTTGATAATTGTATAGTGTTAATACACTTACGTAAATCTGGGTAGTATTGGTTAACTAGAGGTACTAAATCATTTATATCATGTGAAATTGATTCTTGTTGTAATATCCAATTTAAATGTTTAGCAACATCCTTTTTAGTTGGAGGTACAATTTTAAGTACTTGACATCTAGATTGTAGAGGATCAATAATACGCTCTACAAAATTACAAGTCATAATAAACCTTGTCGTACGAGAAAAAGTTTCAATGATATTGCGGAGTGAAGCTTGCGCTTGGATAGTAAGAAAATCAGCTTCATCCAAAATGACCACTTTAAGTGGTTTAAAAGAAGCCACGCTCGCAAAGCCTTGAACTTTATCACGAATCGTCTCAATACCTCTTTCATCTGAGGCGTTAATATAAAGATGATCGCAATCAAGATTTTGAACACAAAGTTTTGCCAAAGTAGTTTTTCCTGTACCAGCGGGTCCATAAAATATTAAATTTTGAATATCATTCTGGTCTAAATATTTAGAGATAGATTTTTTAATATTCTCATTGCCAACATAATTTTCTAATTTAGATGGTCTATAACGTTCTACTAATAAACTATGATCCGTATTCGCCATATATTGAATATTTTTTTTCTGGTTCAGGTATTACTTCTGTTTCTTTAGAATCAATTGCATATAAACTACTTTTCAATGGTTCTAATCTATAACTTCCCTTAAACCCTGTTTTAACCATATAAGCTTCTAGAGTATCGGTTAGTGATTTGTGTACAGGACCTTCTGGTTCATTCGCAACTAATCTCCATTTATCACCAGGCGGTACTCGCCTGGCGATTAGGATATTTTTTTCTTCAATTTGTGTAGCCATAATATACGAAATTATCTTACATCATCCCCATCATTGAGGGGTCAATTTGAGGTTGTTTTGATTCTTCACTTAGTTCATCTACTACAGTACATTCGGTAAGTAATACTGTACCAGCTACTGATGCTGCGTTTTGTAATGCTGTTCTAGCTACTTTGGTTGGGTCAATAATACCAGCTTCTTTCATATTAACTATTTCATCAGTTTTAATATTATAACCTGCCCAGGTATCATTACCAGAATTAACTAAATTATCAGCTAAAATTTGTCCTTTTACTTTATCATAGCCAGCATTAACTAAAATTTGATTAAATGGTTTAGCACATGCCTCAATTACAATTTGAGCTCCAGTTGATTTAGCTTCTAAACCTGATGAAGCATATAATAATGCTGTCCCACCTCCTGGTACTATTCCCTCTTCAATAGCAGCTTTTGTTGCATGTAGGGCATCATCAACTCTATCTTTTTTCTCTTTCATTTCAGTTTCAGTATTTCCACCTACATGAATAATAGCTACTCCTCCTGTGAATTTAGCCAACCTTTCTTGGAGCTTTTCGATCTCAAACGGCGTTGTTGCTTTTGAGATTTGTTGTTGTAATTCTTCAATACGTGCTTCAATTGATTCAACTGTTCCTTTTCCATCTACAATTGTTGTTTGTTCTTTTTCTACAGTTACAGTACGAGCTTCACCAAACCATTCCCAAGAGAATTTATCTAGTTTCATACCTTTTTGTTTATCACATACTACTCCACCTGTAGTGACAGCAATATCTTCTAAAACTAATTTACGTCTATCACCAAAATCAGGTGCTTTAACTGCTACCACTTTCATTGTACCTCTCATTTTATTAACAATAAGAGTTGCTAAAGCTTCATTATCAATATCTTCAGCTATAATTAAAAGTGATTTTGCTTGTGCCGATACTGCTTCTAATATAGGTAATAATTCTTTTACTTGAGTTATTTTTTGATCAGCAATAAGGATTAGGGGGTTATCTAATGTAGCAGTCATATTACTATTATTAGTAACAAAATAAGGAGATTTATATCCTCTTCCAAACTGTAACCCTTCAACAGTTTCTAAATAAGTTTCTCCTGTACGAGATTCTTCGATATGGACAACCCCCTCTAATCCTACTTTTTCAATTGCTGTAGCAATTAATTTCCCAGTTTCGGGGTCATTATTAGCTGAAATTGATGCAATTTGTTCTAATTGTTCTTCCCCTGAAATATCTTCTGATATTTGGTTTTTCAGATTATTAACTACTTCTTTTACTGTAGAATCAATATCTCTTTTAATTTGAACTGCATTTTCATTATTATTTAGAGCATCTAACCCAGCTTGGATCATTTCTCTAGCCAATAAAGTAGAGGTTGTTGTACCATCACCTGCTTTTTCAGCTGTTTTAATTGCGGCTTGTTTTACTAATTGTACTCCTAATTCTTGATTAGGATCTTTTAGTGTAATGGATTTAGCCACAGTAACACCATCTTTTGTAGATTGAGGAGCACCCTGTGGGTTAGAAATTACTACATTTCTACCATTTGGTCCTAATGTTGATACTACAGCATCTGCTAGTATATCAATTCCTTTTACTAAATTGGTTCTTGCTTCTGAACCTAAAATAACTTGTTTACTCATTTTTAAATATCGTTTAAGATTTCTTTTTCAGTTTCACTTACTTCTGTTTCTGCAATAGCTTCTTCAATTGCAACTTGGGTTTTAACCTTGGCTAAAATCTGGTTTTCAGGGCCTACATAATATTCTTCCCCATTATAAGGTAGTTTAGTAAAACCCATTGTAGGTAATACTACTTTATCTCCAATTTTAATTTGGGTAGAAATAAATTCTCCAGTAATAGTTGGCTTTCCAGGTCCCACAGCTACTACAGTACCCATTTCATTTTTTTCTTTACCTAAATCAGGTACAATAATGTTACCATATGTAGTTTCTTCTACTTCTATGGGTTTAACAATAACAGCATCAAACAGCGCTTCTAATTCCATTGGTATAATTTTTTATTTGGTTTTTAATTAATTCATAATTTTCAATATATCCTTTTAAGCTATTAAAATTTCCCTTAGTTGCTTTTAGATCAGCAATTTTATGGAGAGCTTGTTCAAATTCGGAAAAATAATACAAAGATTTTTCATAAGTTTTACTTTTACCTTTGGATCTAAAGTGGTTAGCATCAGATGTAACCATTTCTTTAACAGTATAACTATATTCATCTTTAGTAATAAAGAAGGGTTCTAGTAAACTATCTGTAATCGTTTGGATTGATTTTCGTTTTTCAGACATATAACTTGTTTTATTTATTTATCCGTGAATATACGAACAATATTGCGCTAGGACACGCATTTTTAGTATAACTTTTATTTAATTTTAATTGTTTTTGCTTTTTTAGACTCCGCAATTGGGATAAATAGATGAAGCAAACCATCTTTCATTTCTGCCTCTAATTTCTCAAGTTCGAATTTAGCTGCTACTTTATAACCTAAGTTAAAAGATCGTTTAGCTAATCCTTTATAGATGTAGCCACTATAATCTTCTTCTTCAGTTGGTTTATCGTAGATAATTTTTAAAAGATCCCCATCTATTTCTAATTGAATGTCTTTTTTAGTTAGACCAGTACAGGCAACTTCAAAATGAAGTCCTTCTTCGTCATAAAAAATATCTAGTGGGTGTGGTTGTTTGTTTTCAAACGTGGTTGGTTGAAAAACTCCGTCTGCCTTAAATAGGTTACGGAAAAGTAAGTCGAACGGTGTACGTTCATTGAATAATGTACTCATATCATTTAGTTTTGTGAGGCCGTAGCTCTCGGTTAATTTAATTTAAACATAACAGCGTGTCCTAAACTCCAATATTATGTTCTATTATACATACGTGATTACTCGTTTCTCGCGATAAAATATTCACTATTTACCTCTTCTGAATAGAAGTTTAATTTTAACATTCCTTGTTCTGATAATTTTAGTGTGCCACTATCCATATCTTTATTAGAATTTAAAATATCTTTAAATATATCAGAATCAAAAGGAATTTCAATACCACTTTTAGATATATTACCCTGAATTTGATATGTAATTTTGTTTGAAAATCCAGTATTATCACCAAATATAAATTCACAAACATTTGTGCCATCCATATCTGTAGTACTTGTAATTAACATATTATTTACATCAGCTAAAGCACTTTTAGCTTTAATTAAATGGTCAATATCTTCTCTAGTCAAATCAAGCTCCATTTCAAAAGAATCAGGATCTTCATAGTATGTATTTTTACCTAAAATAAGAATATCAGCTAATGAATAAGTTAAATCAAAGTTAGCATCAGCAAAATGTATTTTAGTATAAACTGCTTTAATCTTCTCTAATGAAACCATTAAATCACCATTAGTAATAGATATTAACTTACTTAATTTGTGTGTATCAAATACACCTAATTCAGCGTCTTCTAGTGGAAAATTACTATGTTCTATTTTACATACTCTACCTGATTCACCTGCGTAAATAGTAAGTTGATTATCTTTAATTCTCCATTTTACCTGATTATTTAAACCATTTAAGTAATATTTGGAAATAACCGATGTGAGTGTACTCTTATTTATCATAACTGTAATATACGAATTTTATTTTAAATTTCAAACGAACTTAATGCATTTGTGTAAGGATTTAAATCTAATGACCATTGTAAATCACTAAAGAATCCTTCTAATTTATTTAATAATATTGAATCAAATACTTTTTGTCTATCAGCATATCTATCTAAAAAATCTTGAATTTTTTCAGGAATGTCATAATCAAAAAATGCTAATGCCTCTATTTTATATGGGTTATCTTTACAATAAATCCATTTAACTTTATCAGCCATTGTAATTAAATTATGTTTTCTATCTAATTTCCATAATTTTAATAAATCATTATATCTAATAGCTGCCCTTACAGGTGCAGGAGCTCCTTTAAGTATTTCAGTAAACATCTCACCTGCTCTAGCACTCGTACCTGAGTATTTTTCTAATTTTTTAACAGCTGTGGGGTTACCTAATTTTGCTAGTGGTATTTCCCCACCTAATATTTGTTTTTTAAATACTTTAATTTGGTCTATTATGTTAGCTTTTTCTTCACCTTTAAGTACTTGTTGAAGAATATCATTAAAGAATTCTCCTAAAATAGGTGGAAAATTTGCTTTCATAAACTCTAGACCCTTAATGTCTAAAGTTTCTTTTTCAATACCTTCTTGTTTAGTAATCCACTGTGCATAACGTCTAGTAGCTCTAAAATAAGCAGATCTAATTACACACTCAGTTTTCATTTCAAGTCTATGTTCTGAGACATTGAAACATTCCTTAGCTAAAATATCATAATGATCTGTAATAACATCTTGATATTTAAGTGCTACTTTTTCTAAAACATCATCCTTTTCTTTATCACTAAATTCTTCAAAATTAGGATATAAATAAAGTAATATAGGTTCTGCATTAAAATAATTTGAATCAGTATCAACATAAGCACAATAATTTTCATCATCTGCATCACATATCCACCAAGGTGTTTCTTCTAAATGTTTCATTAATATTCTTTATATGATTTTTCTTCTACTAATCCTGATGATGTCATTAAGTTGATTATTTTTTTAACTTCACATCTTTTATCATTGGTAATATACACAGAACGAGCCAGTTCTACAAATTCTTTATCAAATCTCTTTTCACGTTCGCAATCTCTGATCCAATCTTCTATATCCCAAAGCTGCCCATTTATTTTGGCTAATTCAAGGTAATGGTTTTGAAGTTGCCCATCATGTTGTTCAAATAAATCTACAACTAAAGGATTTAATGTATCAAATTCTTTTTGAATATTTACTAGTTTTTCTTTGTCTTCAATTTTAAGCAATTTTAACTCTAAAATTGAAATTTTATCTAATAATTCTCCGTTTGAAATTTCTACTAACATAATTTTATTTTTAAAATGATCTTTCACCAGATATTGGTGGTAAATTTACAGGTGCGTTTCCGTTTGAGTCTAAATCGTCTCTAAGTTCTAATACTACTTTATAAGGTATCCCATTTATTTTAAATTGGCCTCCTTGTTTAAGCATTTTTCTAAAAAAATTTTCTTGTTTTTCAGACCAGTTTTCACTTAATTGGATTATTTCATCTTTAGGTATATCTCTACCCTCAGATGTAATATGCATATTTTTTCTTATCGATTGTTTTTTTAAAGCCATAATTATATATCTTTACCTATTTCTATTTTTAATTTTCTTAATTCATTTAATTCTATTTTCTTTTCTTTACATTCTACTGCCTCCTTAAAATTACTTGGTTTATAGTAGGGAGTATATTGGTCATCAAAAGTAATCCAAAAAGTATAAGGGAGAATTTCCCCAAAATTATTAAAGGTTAAAATGTCAGCAGGTAATAATAAATGTTCTAGATTCCAATACCATAATTTCCATATATCTGTAGAATTTGGTTCTGTTCTAGAAAAAAATACTCTATAATCATCCCTAATATCATATATATCATACCCTACCTCTATAAAAGAATAAGAAAAAATTACTTGAGAAAATTCTCCCTCAATATAATTATTTGTAGTATAATGAGGTAATTCTCCAAATTTGTTTAAAACTTTATTTAATGCCTCACCCGAAGATATACCTGTAGAATGACCCGCATGTTTTTTAAAGTCATGGGCAAGTATTGGTTCTTTTACTAAGGGGCAGATATAACCACAGTTATTGTAAGAATTAAATTTATCTATTAAATATTGATCCCAATTATTTTGGACAAAAAAATAATCATCTTCATTAAAAATGTAATAATCATAATCATTTTTATATATTTTAAAAGTGTCACTCCAAGCACCATAACTTAAGCCTTCATTTTTTCTTGTAATAATAGTTACTTTAGAACCTTGTATTTGGTCAGGGACTATCTTATCAATTTCCGGAAGATATTTTTCATGTTCTTTTTCTAGATTAAATACTAGAAATATATCATTAAGATTATGTGAATAATTAGATAAATAAGATAAATGGTTTTTTAAATAAAATAATTTATCTTTTTTATTTTCATTAACTTCTTTTCTTCTATCTCCTAACCAAAAAACAGCAATATAGCAAGATTTCTTACTCATATTAAACATTTTTATACATTAAAACTACATCAACAAAACCTTTTTTTTCATTGTAAAATTTTTCAGGAATAATACCTATATTTTTAAACCCTAATTTTTTATATAAATTATATGCTCTAAAATTAGATACTTGAACCTCTAAGTAAAATCTTCTTAAACTTTTATCTTCTTTAAGTTGTTGCATTATTTTTTGGTATGCTTCAAAAGCATAACCATAACCCCTAAAATCAGGATGTAAATCAAGACCTATATAAATAGTTCTATTTTTAATATTATATTCTGAGGTTCTAATATATCCTGCTATTTTGTCTTTATTTTTTACTCTAATTACATACCATTCAGGGTTAGTTGTTGTAAACCATTTTATAGTTTCTTTTAGTGTAAAAGAAGTAGAATCATTTAAATAATCTAAACAATAATCCCTAATAATTTTTAGTTCTTCTAAATCATCAAATTGTAACTTACTTACTTTCATGTCTATTTAAACTTTTAAATCTATTTTTATCTATTTTATTAAAGTCATATGTAACTATTTTTTTATTATTTCTAATAATAGTTAAATTTTGAATATCGTTAATGTTTTTTATGGGGTTTAGATGCCATGCGCCTAACTGATTATCATAATCAATATAGTCTTTATTATCTATTAAAATTTTTATATTATACGAAGACACGTTTTCTTTTAATAATGTTTGGGGACGATTCCAAGAAAATACTAATAGATTATCATCTTTATCTACAATAGGAGCCACCCATATATCTTCACCTCCTGAATAGTACTTATTTATTTTAATATTATTTTCAGATAATAAGGTATGAGATTTTGATAGTTTATTAGGTTCGTTATTTAAAATTTTTAATTCATGGTCCTCAATTGTTCTAATATACCCCGTTGATAATTGATGTTTTAATTCTTTTTCATTACATATAAACCATTGTTCATTAATTTTATCTAAATGAAAAGATATAGGGAAACTAATAATAGAAGGTTGATAATTTGTACTATAATATACTAAGCTATGTTTATCTAAAAGAATAGAATTTTCTACGAATTCGTCTATAGATAATAACTCTGTGTCATATTCAATACAATGAACTTTTTTATATCCTTCATTTTTTGCTGTTAATAACCCTAAGGTTACTAATTTCCAAGCAGCTATAAAATGATTAAAAGGTCTATTTTCAGTAGTATAAATATTAAAGTTATCATTTTCATAATACATTATATACTTGTATTCAAAATCTGTTAGTAATACATTTGAAGAATCATAAATAAAATAATTTACTTTATTAATAATATCCTCTGGGATGCTACTATGGCTAACTACCATGATATCAAATAGTTTCTTATCTATAGAAGATATAAAATCTCTTAGTAAGTTTTTCCTTTCATCATCAGGAGTATATGCCGTTATTAGAAATAAATCCTTCAATTTACCACCCTTTTTTAATACATTCTACAATATATTCTCTTTCTTCTTTTGTTACCCACCACCCAACAGGAATATTAACTACTTTTCCTATAGTCTTATCTAAGTTAGGTAAATCAGTTTTAAACTCAGATGTACAAGTATGCTTATCATTTCTTTCATGTACCTGGGATACTGTAATGTTACATTCATCCATATGTTTATAAAAGCCATCTCTATCATCTACTAACATAGTATAAATCCAAAAGGCAGAATCATGACCTTCTTTTCGTTCTAATAAAGTAACTCCTTTAGTATCTTTTAGATTTTCATCATAATAAGCAGCATTTTCTTTATGTTTGGTAACTATATTTTCCATAAATTTAAAATTCTCAATACCTACTGTAGCACAAACATCATTCATATGAAATTTAAACCCCCATTCCTCTATATCAGCTTCGCATCTAAAATCTTTCCGGTCACCATCTCTATCAATCCCATACCATCTAATTAATTTACCTCTATTATGTAATTCTTTATGGGGGCTAAATAATAAACCACCATCAATTGATGTTACATGTTTAATAGCCTGTAATGAAAACATAGTTAAATTTCCATTAGTACCAATTGGCTTTCCTTTATATTCAGACCCAAAGGAATGAGCCCCATCTTCAATAAGAGCGGGAGCCCAACCGAATTTTCTACGAGTATTATTTTGAATTTCTTTAATGCGATCTAAATCTAATGGGTATCCACCCCAATGGACCCCCATAATAACTTTGGTTTTTTCAGTAATTTTACTTTCTAAATCATCTAAATCCATATTTAGGGTTTTAGGATCAATATCTACCCATTTAATTTTTAGACCATTAGCTAATATAGGCCAATTTGAAGCAGTACAAGTCATAGCAGTAGCTAACACTTCATCCCCTGGTTTTAAGCCAGGCCACTTATGGTTGATAAAAGCTACTCCTTCAAATACATCTTCTTGATGTTCTTGGGGTTTTTTAAGTAAATGTAACGCCATGTGTAAAACAGAGGTTCCAGCATTTAAAGTTTGAATATAAGGATGCTTAAAATAGTCCTTTAAATTATTTTCAAATTCTTCTACTTTAGGTCCTTGTCCTATAAAACCGCTATTAAGTACATCTGTAACTTTTTCTCCTGCTTTAGGAGACATAAATACTTTAAATAATGGTATTTTGTTTTCTGGTTTTTTCATATTTCTAGTTTTAGATTACCACATTGGTCTTGGTTGTTCAATAATATTTGGATTAGTTATAACTTCTTCACTTTCTTTTTTATCTGTTAAATTTAAACTAATTTCTCCACGCATAACTTTATTCATATGTCTGTTAGCACATAGAGCTGATTCTTGTATAATTCTGTGTCCTGATAATGTAATTGCTTCACTTAATATTGAATGGTTCATACCATACCTGAATGAGGGTAATGCGGTAGCACCATATAAGCTATTAAGCAAAATTTTCATTGTATACTGCATCAAATGGTTATATTCTCCTGCTTCTTTATCTCCCGATTGATATGCTTTTTTCATACGTCCTTTATATAAAACACGTTCTTCAAACCATTTTTTAAGTATAGTGGATAATACTGCTTCTTTATCTGTTCTAAACATTGAACCATTGGCCGCTACTGCTAAATCATTTTGTTTGATCATTTCAACTAACCTACCAGCATTAACATAGGTTTGTTTTCGTTTTGCATTTTCTACTAATAATTTTTCTTCTGGGTCACGTTCTTTTAAATCGTTAAGACCTAATCTATTATTACGATCATCTGCATCTATAATACGGCCTACGAATGTTTCTTTACCAATGTTAATTGACATAATTATAGATGGATACAGTGATGTTAAATCCTCATCAAACATATACTTGTATAATCCCGCTTTGGGGCAAAAAAGGTATCCTCCGGCATAACCATCTTTCTTTTGAGGGTTGGGTTCTTTGGGTGGCGGGATTATATTTTGTGACAATAAATAAGCTGAAATTGCTCCATCTTGGGTAACACTATTGGCATAAACTTCACTATAGTTATGTTTACCTTTATGTGATAGATTTTTAGTTAAGGCAATATATTGTAATTTTTCATCTAATTTTTGAAGTATTTCAACATCAACAAAATTATATTGAATAAACTTTTGTATATCGGTTTCAAATAATTGATCTAAATTTCCTTCATACTCAACTTTATTCATACCAACATATTTTTCTCCAATAGCATCTAATTTCCAACTGGGTTCATCTTTCCAACTGTATTTTTTATGTAAACGAATATAATCAAGTGATTCAACTCCTACAATATCAACATATTGGTTTTGTTTATAGAAAAATTTAGAGAATTTTTTAGATTCTACTTTACCTAAAGGAGATAAATGATCAGCAAATTCTTTACCTATTGTATTACACATTCTATAATATAAATAAGGTATATCAAAATAATCTGAATTATAACCAATTAAAATATCTGGGTCAATATCTCTAATTAATTCAATAAATTTAGCTAATAATTGACTTTCAGTACTACAAGGTATAATTTCTTTATTTCTAGCTTTAGTATGTTTAAGTTGATTCTTTTTATCAAGAATTAAAATATGCCAAGTATCAGGTGTTTTATCCCACCAAGCTATTGAAGTAATAGGCATTGGTGCACTTTCAATATAATCTTCAGTTAGTGCACCTCCAATTTCACACTCAATATCAAAAAACACTTCTCTATGTCCTGTAGAAGGTACATCATTAATTCCATATTTTTCAACTAAGAATTTTTGATGAACTTTCATGTCATGGAAATGAAGCCCAGGAGTATTTTTATCACTATAATTAGGATTTTTAGAAAAAAACCAATTATTAGTATGTTTTAAATATTCTCCATTTAATCCAATATTGGTGTGTTCTTCTTCCTTACATTCTTGATATGCTATATTTTCATAAGGGATAATTTGGTGTCCTTTTTCATCCCACAGATGCATTTCCCAAACATTATGACCTAATTTTTTACCTTGATAACATTTCTTATACATTATATCCCTACACTTGCGTTATGAAATTTTTGTAATTCATCTCCTGTAAAGAATTGGTGTAGATCAGGTCTATAATAATTAATTGATTTCATTACTTTACGATCTCGTGTTCTATATACTACGAATCGATCTTCGAC